TACACAAGAAGAGGAAGAGATTCCTTTTACTTTTTTAGATTTAATGTTTAATCCTGTGGAAGAAACTTATGAATCAAGAGTTAGAAAACAAGATATTATAGATGCTTACTGCTTATATGTGAAGGATTTATTAAATGAGGAACATAATCTTGAATATCTAAAAAGAAATACCGCTACCCCCAAATATATTTTAGAAAAAATACTCGTTTCCCAAAATTATGAAGAAAGAAAAGAAGTAGTTAATAAGTATATAAAAATATATATAAGAGATAAACATAATATACGATATCTACACGACAGTATTTCTTATATACTTGGAAATATATACTTCTTTGATGGATTATCGACTTTACCTGGATATGTTCCTGAAGTTGTACCGTCCCTCAATTTTTGTCATAAACTATACAGGGAGAGTAATAAGAACATTTCGGACGCAATCGTGTACATCACATCGACATTGGAGGAAAACCGTAAAAAAGACGGTGTTTCGTATGTGGAAGAATATATACCAATATTCCGCACCAACACTAATGTTCTTGTGAAGAGTATGAAGAGGTATTTTAAGGATAAAAGAAAAAAAGAGAAAAATTTGACATAAATTAAAAAGAGTGTCATAATTTCTTTATAGACGGAGATTTTATGATAAAGAAGAACTATTATATTGATAGAGATGAGTTTGAAACACTTGTAATGAATTTTAAAGCGAGATTAAAAAAGTACCACGAATCGTTAGGGAAAGACGCTTCCGAATTAACCTATACTGAAAAGTATGGGTTACATTTGGTGGATAATAAACTATCGAAATGTATTATAGATTTATCCCGCAATAACTTAAAAAGTCGTAAGCATTGCAGATTAAGCTATGATGAAAAGGAAGAAATGAACAGTCATGTTTTAATGGATGTTCTTAAAGTTTTAAATTCTTACAATCCTGATTATTATAAAGATAAGGACGATAAGAAACCAAACGCTTATGGTTTCTTTACAAGATGTGTTCAAACTGCCATTACCAAACAATATTGCGAAGAGAATAAGCGTAAAGCTAAAAGAACGGAATTTATATTGTTTTTGGATGATATGGAAGTTGATTTTGGTAACGATGAGGATAATAGTAACTTTAAAACAAGTGCCTTGGAAACGAGGGGTTATGTTAATTCCTTGGATAATGAAGATTTGATGTATTATGTAAAAGCAAAGACAAAATTACCCAAACAATTAATGAATGAGGAAAATATAGAATCCCTCCGATCTATTGTTTTGGGAATAAACCAATATCATAAAAATGCTGATGATGATTTTTAACTTGACATGGATTACTTGTTTTGTTATAATTACTTTACGAGTAAATCACTGCGTAGTGGGGGTTTCTCGTGCAATAAATCCGATTTATCTTACAGGTTTCCTGGTAGTCGGGGTAAATCGGATTTATTTTGCCATCTCCTATTTGGTATAAAAAAGATTTATTTTGCTATTTACCTCCTTGTTGTAAAAACGCATTATTTATTTTTACCCCATTAGTTATTTACTGATGGGGTTTTTCATTGACAAAACTGTTTAATTATGTTAAATTATCCTTTCATAAAGGAGAAAATTATGTGCAAAACTACCGAACTTAAAGAGATTATGTTACAAGAAGTTTTAAACCTACAACTTATTTTAGACGAGAGAAATAAGGTTGACGAAATATCATTTATGGATGAGGAATCTAAAAATAAATTAAAAGCTACTTTTAAAGATGCTTGTTTAAAAAAGCGTTCAAAAATAGTTGATACTGTCAATGAATTATTATCCACAATGATAAACGAAGAAAAAATAGAATTGGATTTGTCTGAGGGATTAAATATATGAAAACGATTCTGATTCCAGATACTCACATAGACTTCCATAAAGGTAATTCTGATTTTTACCATGAGGCTTTTAGAAAAATCATATATGATAAAGTAGTTCCTCTTATGTTTGATAAGGGGGCTGATACGATTATATTTTTGGGGGATATTTTTGAAAGCAGAACTTCCCCCGACATGAAATCCGTATTATTCATTAAAAACTTATTGGATAGTTTCTTATCGCAGTATAAAGAGTTTAGTATTATTATGATTACGGGTAATCACGATGTGTATTATAAAAATACTAATAAGGTAAATTCCCTGCATATTTTTAATGATATGTTCAATTCCGATAGAATAACTATTGTTGATGAACCTTTAGAAAAAGATAACATATTATTCGTTCCATGGATAACGGAAGATAATAGAGAAAATATCATGGATATGGTTAAAAATACCAAGATGGAATATTGCATTGGACATTTTGAATTTGGTGGATTTAAACAACACCCCAATGATACATACTTATCAAAAGGCATATCCACCACTGAATTTAAACACTTCAAAAACGTTATATCAGGGCATATTCATTATGGTTCTACCATTGGCAATATTGTATATTTAGGATGCTTAATACAGCATAAAAAGGACGATAGGAACGATTCTAAAAAGATAGGATTTCTTGATACGGTTAATCATGTATTGGAACAACATCATCACGGCGTTAATACCATGGTGGATATTACTATTGACAATGATTTTCAATTAGTTGATTGTTTTAATAAAAAGGTTTATGTGAAGGTTGCACTTGGTGTTGATGATAAGACCGTTGAAAGTTGTTTAGAAATGATACGAGAAATGAAGCCCCTAAGTGTTATTATCTATGAAAATGAAAATAAAATAAAGAGAGATATTGATTTACAATACAGCATGGATGCTCCCCAAAAATCTGTCATTGATATTATTCAGGATTACTCAAAGAAAATCGAAGTGAATGGTATTAATAATGAGATAGTTTATAGATATTTATTACATTACTATGAAAAATCTTCATCAATGACAAAATAGTTGTTGACATAAGATAAATAATTTGTTATTATAATAACATCTTCAGTGGCGAAAGAAACGGTTACTTATATTTTTCTATATCGCACCTTGGTGCATTTCCGTTTCTAACTTTCCCTGAAGATACTTCTAATAAAAGTACATTCCTAAATTTTATTTCTTGTGCAGGGGGTGTACTTTTATTAGAAGTAGTTGCGATAAACACAGATACTTATGGCTCGCTGAAGGACGATGGTTCGATACCATCCTCTCTATTTTTATGGGGATGTAGCTCAGGGGTAGAGCGTCAGCATTTTAGACTGTGTTTTATTTTCTCTATTTCTAATAAATTATTAGCAACGTAGCATTTCTCGGAAAGTTAAAAAATGTCATCTTTAAATAAAAAAATTAAATACCCCACTATTTTCACTGAAAATGGTGGTAAAGCTGTAAAAATTAATTATGTGCAACAATTACGCCGTACAGTCATGTCCTGCATGTTATGGGAAAACAATTTCTATGAATCTGGTGTTTCCGTTGCAGATAGAATTAAAGATTTAGTAAAGCATATTGATCCTGAAATTGTAATAGAGGTTGCCATTGAAGCAAAACATACTATGAAATTAAGGCACGTTCCTCTCTATTTGATTTCTTTGTTATCGGAGAACGGTTATCCAATAAGAAAGATTGTTCCTCAAGTAGTAAATCGCTTGGACGATTTGGGGGAACTTCTAGCTATATATCGTAGAGATGATAGTAAAAAGAAATTTACACGAGGATTACTTAGAGGGATTGCAGATTGTTTTTCTAAGTTCAATGAATATCAATTCTCTAAATACAAAGGCTCTAAAAAAGAATACAATATTTTTGATATTATAAACCTTACCCACCCAAAACCTAAAAACGATATTGAAAAAGAATTATTCAAAAAAATAGTTACTGATACATTATCTACACCAAACACATGGGAAGTTAGATATTCAGCGTGCAAAACCACTGAAGAAAAACGTGCTGTGTGGCAAGATTTATTAGATAATAAACAGTTAGGTGGTTTGGCAACACTGCGAAATCTACGCAACATGGAAACTGTTGGGTATGATGGTATTAGTAAGGCAATTTCACAAATACAAGACCCAAAACTTTTACCGATCAATTTTATTAAAGCTTACGATATTACTCCACAATTTGAGTATGACTTAGAGAGAAAATTTATTGAGTTATTCTCTAATAAAGAGAAACTGTACGGTAAAACTTTACTATTAGTTGATGTTAGTGGTTCTATGCTGGGTAGTGAGGAGAAAAATGCTGGGGGATTAGCAATGATTGCCCGTGAAAAATTTGATGATTTAGAAGTTAGAATATTTGGAGATGAAAGAAATAAATATATTACTTATGAAGGATTTATTGAATCAGTAAATATTATTATAGAAACTATTGGATACAATGAAATTGATGTTGATAAAATATTCTTAAAATCCGCAACCGATAAAGAGGCTACTGCATTAAAAAGTGATATATTAAAAGAATTATTTTCTTTATATGGGTACATAAATCGAATTAATTATGACATAGAAAGAATTATTGATAAGGTTAATGGAGAGATTACACGCCGTTTATCGAAAAATCTGCAAGGTTTTAAACTTATGAAAGCTTGTAAACATAGAAACGAAAGTACCTATTTAGGAAAATCTATTGGTGAAATTAATAATCTTGATATTGATAGACTTATTGTTATTACAGATGAACAAAGTAATGATAGCGTACCACAACCAACGTGTAAAAAATCCTACATGATAAATGTTTCCACCAATAAAAACGGTGTCGGATATAATGGAAATTGGATTCATATTAATGGGTTCTCCGATAAGATTATTGATTACATTGAGGAATATGAAAAATCTATTGACTAAAAAATTATTTTATGATAATATCTTAAAGAACAAGAAGTAAAAATCTTGTTCTTTTTTTATTATTAAAGAAAAAAATACAAACGTCAGGATTAAAATGAACCATAATGTAAAATTAATATCAATTACATACCAAAATATCTTATCGGTGGGGAATAATCCAATAACTATTGATTTTAATTCTTCCGCATTAATCACAGGGGAGAATGGTACAGGCAAATCAACTGTGCTATCTGCCCTTTCTTTTGCATTATTTGGTAGAATTGATCGCTCAGTGAAAAAAACTGATATTATAAATTTTATTAATAAAAAAGAATTGCTTGTAAAATTAAATCTTTTAGTTAATGGGAAACAAATTTATATAGAAAGAGGAATGAAACCTGATATTTTAAAAATTAGTATTGACGGTGTTTTCCTAGAGGAGGATTCGCATAAAAATATCCTAGATAAAAAAATAACAGATATTATTGGGTGTGATTATAAAACATTCTATCAATTATTGGCAATCAGCTTTGTAAATTATGTAGCCTTTCTAAATCTATCAAAAAATGAAAGACGCACCTTTATCGAAAATATCCTCGATATAGAATTGTTTTCAGAAATGCAAAAAATTGCCAAGGAAGATTTAAAGGAATTAAAGAAAAAAATATCCGAACAAGAAATACATTTTAACACTAAAAAAACCTACATATACAGGGATAAAGAAAGATTAGTTAAAAGTATTAACGAAAATAAACAAGCCATAGAAACGCTTAAAAATGATATAATACGATTAACTGATATAGAAATACCAAAATTTAATGATAAAAAAATATTGGATATATCAAATTTAGAAAAAGAAATATCCTTCCTAACGAATCAATCCAACAAAGATGAACAGGACAAACTAAATCAACAGATTAGAGATAATGAAATTGTATTGCAAGATTTGCAAGATCAGTTGGAAAACTTATCATTTAACGAGGGAGAATATAAAAATCTAAATGATAAATTAAGGGATGATAATACTACCCTCAACAATATGATACAATCCCACGCAAAGATGCAATTAGACTTAAATATATTGACGCAGAACGGCAAGAAAATAAAAGAGCAACTAGACAACCTATCTACAAGTTCCACCTGTCCTATGTGTAAAAATAAGCTATCTGATGACAGTTTAAAAACACACTTAACTATCGAAAGAGAAAACCTATTAAGCTCTTATAAAATAAAAAGAGATTCCATACTATCTTATGAAACCTTATTGGAAAAACATAAGGAAAATCTTAACATTCTTAAAAATGATATTGATGCTTATAGTCAAAGAAAAAACACCATCCAAAATCTGAAACAACAAATCACCAATATTACTAATAGTATCAGTATATTGAAAGAGAAAGATTTGGATAGTATTAAAGATAACGCTATTCATGTATTGAAAGAAAGATTAAGCGTCTTGTGTGCAAAAGATTATCTTTATGAGATTAATCTTAATATTGACATGAAGAAAAAGACTTTGGGGGAATATCAAAGCAAAGGATTTGACGATTTAGAAAACAGTATTAAAAAAGATGAGGAAGAATTATTAGCCTTAGGACAAGTTCTTGATACTTTAAATATTGATTTAAATCATAAGAATGTTGTTATATCTGCTTTGGAAGATAAGGGTATTAAGGCAAATATTATTGATATGTATATTCCTTTTTTGAACGAAAGAATAAATTATTATCTTGACAAATTAAATCTTTTCCTGTATTTTGAAATGGATAAGAACTTCGATGAGGTTCTAAAAAAAGACTATAGATTGGAATGTTCTTATGAAAACCTATCTATAGGACAACGTAAACGGGTAGATTTATCCATTATGTTTGCGTTTCGTGATATTGCCAAAGCTAAAAATTACGCCTCTTTTAATGTGTTATTTTTAGATGATATGCTAGACCATATAGACGATGATGGTATAGAAAATATATTTGATTTTATCAAAAACGACCACCAAGATATTATTACGATTGTTATTGATCATAACTTTAATAAATATCAAGGGTTTTTTGATAAAGTATTGACTTTTACTATGAAAAATAACTTCACGCATTTGGAATCAGAGAATGATTGAACATCTTATTGATAAGGATATACTTATATCTAAGCTTGTTGAAAAGTTTGGATCTAGTCAAACCATCAGCGATGTTATAGACATGGTAAATAATATGCCTTTAATATCTTACGATATTGAGGTGGACTTTTCACGCACCATACTTCCAACCGATAAATGGGTTATTTTTAATAATTTAGGCATTGAAATTTATGACAGGATTAGTTGTAATATACCTACCATAAAAGTTTATTGGAAGATGAAAACATGACAATTACAAAAGGAGATTTGAATTGTTTAGACTATCAGAAAAAGATATAGATAATATCGTTAAGGCAACATACTTTAACATGGATATTAGTAATACACTACACCTAAAACAAGGGTTTAATCAGAATTTTCTACGATTGGAATGTCAAGAGAATGATAACCTGATTTACTCAGGGGTGGAGTTTGTACTTGATAATGCTGTTCCAAATGATATTTTATTATCGGACGCAAAGCATTTCATAAGCGTTTTGAAGATGTTGGAAGATCCTACAATTAAATATCAAGACACTAAAGATGGTGGTACTGATATTGTTATAACTGAAAGAGATACTTTTTCTTGTAATATTGGGTTATCTGATACATCTATTATCTATAGACAATTTGGCTCTAATAAAAAACTAATTGAACAACACGATACATATATCAGTAATGGTATCATATCACAGATAAGTTCATCGAAATATGAATCATTACAATTTATTTTTACAAAAGAACATTTTACAAAAATAAAGAAAGCCCACACTAAAAATGATTTTCTATTGTTTATAATATCTGATGAATCAGTAAAAGTTTCCAATAGAGATAGAACAACCAATAATGGCTACACATTAAAGTTATCTGATATAAGCGAACAAGTAAACTTAGAATTTATTTTAAGTTTTGAAAAACTATCTAAAATGTCCCTAGACAGTTATAATGTAACCGTTTATTATTTTGATGGGGACGTTAAATTGGTTTCTTTTTATGATGAGGGGAATAACATTCGTTTTGTTCCGTCAATTTTAGAAGAATAACTTGATTTTAAGTAAAACTTATGTTATATTCTGATTTTAAGAGAGGAAAATTATGAATTTACAGGATTTAATTCATATTGCGAGTGTTTACAGTAACCGTGACATAACAAAAGTAATTCTTGAGCGTAAGGAATTTGAAGCTTTACGCCCTATAGAGCAGAGATTCTTTAGTGGCTTAACCGAATTGGTTAAGGACTTAGAGAATAAAGACTACCCAAAGTACCAATTAACCTTAAAGGAGATTACCGATGACGGAAGCAATCAAGATAACACCCCAAACTAAAGAACAGATAGACAATATTAAGTCTATCATTAAATCTTATCTTGTCGAACAGGAAGATTTAAAATCACAAATAAAATCTCTCAATGAGGATATTAAAGCGGAGGTTAATGCTTCTCTCGTTCCTTTATTGGGTAAAGATGGTGCAGAAACTATAGTAAAATCTTTAAAGCATGAAGTAGCTAAAAACAAAAAGTATAAAGATGTTTTAATCGAACAAATCGATTTATTAAACTTTATTGGGGATTAATATGGTTAAAAATTTTATTGATTACATTCTAAATAAGGCAATGGAAAAGACATCCCTACTGATTGTCTTAACTTCTTTATCCTGGGTATTTTTACCATTTATTATTGGTAGTGGTTTAACTTTACTGTTATCTGTTGGTATAGCTTTTTATTTGAACGATGAACGTTTTGATAAAATACATAAAAATGTTAATGATTTTTTAAATAAATAATGAATTAACAACAAACCGTAACTGTGAAAATGGTTACGGTAATAATAATGATTATTGCAAAAGGAGCAAATAATGATTGAACAACTGAAGGATATGATACTCCCCTTTAGGATAATGAATATCGTTGATAATTTAACAGCGAATAACATACAAAGTTTTTTATTTCATGGGGAACAAGGTGTTGGTAAAAGTTTAACGGCAAGACTTTTATCTGAAAAGTTAAAAATGCCTACCCTCAATTTAGATTTGTCCACAAAAGGTGGTAGAGGCGTTGATTCCCTAGAAGATATTAGAATATTCATTGATCAAAAAACAACCTTGAGAAAAATTATTATAATAAATGAGGTTGATAATCTAAGTTCTAAAGCATTGGAAACTTTAAAAAACCTTATGGACGAATACTGCGTTCCCGATAACAACAGAGCAGTTTTCCTCTTAACAACAAATCATATCAACAAATTAGAAAATGCAATATCCACATCACGGTGTGAGGCGATAAACTTTAACATAAAGCCCGATGAGAAAAAAGAGGTATATCAAAAATCCACTTTTGCTTGTTATGATATGTTAAAAAATGCAGGGATAGAAATTGATGATAATTTGAAAGATTCCATTAAGGTACTTCTAACAAATACCCTCCCTGACTATAGATCAATGACTAATACACTTGAATTGGCTATTAATGTTTATAAAGAGGGTGGTAAGTTAGAATTAAACTTTAGTGGGTTTTCCTCCCCTACTATTATTGCACGGGAAATGTTAAACTTCTTTAAGAATAAGGATTTTAAGGGGTTTATTCCGTGGTATAAATCAAATGTTACATTTAAACATAAAGAGGCTATTGATAAATTTTTATCTATGGCGGAAACATCAAAAGATTTATTTAAAAATGATGATATTTACAATAAAAATATGTCTTTAATATATTTCCATGCTTCTGTTTATATCCATAGAATAGATACAGGACATACACCTGATATTCACCTAATTTCATTTTTAGGTTCTATCATTGGGGGGACAAATGGCTAAAACAGCTCTTTCTCATTTTTGGGATATAAGTAACGGTAAACAGGATTATAGCGATACATATAATCCCAATGTTATTGATAATTTCTACGCCCAATATCAAGACACAGCACAGTTTGCGTCATTTGTTTCGTCCATATCAAATAGTATTACTGATAAACACCATTATAATCTATACCAATCATTCATAAAAAAAGGTGTACCAAGACAAACACCAAGCTATATAAGAGGAAAAAATGAAGAATAAAACTGTTTTTATAAGCGGTTCAAGAAGTCTAAAACATCTCGATGATAATGTAATTAATCGCCTTGAAAACATTATTAATAAAAAATTATCTGTAATTGTTGGGGATTGTTATGGGGCGGATTTATTAATTCAACATTATTTTCATGGAAAGGGTTATAGAGATGTAACTGTTTATTATGCAGGTAAAATAAGAAATAATTATGGTAATTTTCCAACAGTTAAAGTTTCTGATAGTAATATTTACGCCATGAAAGATTCAGACATGACTGAAAAATGTGATTTTGGGTTTGTTATTTATGACGGTGATTCTCCTGGTAGTACAGCAAACATTAAAAGGTTAAGGGAAATGAAAAAACCTTTTATTGTTTATGATTTTATTAACGAAATCTTTACGGAAAATTAATAATTTAAATTGACAAATTATCTCTATTATGTTAGATTATAATCTAATTATTAGCTAACAATTAAAAAAGATACAGTAAAAAATGACAGAAATAAAAATAGATTTAACGAGAGATAATCTTTTAACGGAACAATCAAAAGTCCTCCTAAAAGATTATTATATGACAAGCGAAGAGAAATCCCCCCAAGAGTGTTATGCAAGAGCATCAAAGGCTTATTGCTATGGTGATTTTGAATTAGCACAAAGAATATACGATTATGCGTCAAAAAATTGGTTTATGTTTTCCTCCCCAATATTATCAAATGCACCTATATATGGACAAAAACCAAAGGCATTACCAATATCATGTTATTTAAACTTTGTGGAAGATACACTCCATGATATTATAGAACATTCCACAGAAACAAGATGGTTATCGGTTAAAGGTGGGGGTGTTGGTGGACATTGGAGTAAAGTACGTTCACAAAGTTCAAAATCTCCTGGTATTATGCCATTTCTCCATACTATTGATTCTGATATGGTTGCATATACACAAGCATCAACACGAAAAGGTAGTTACGCCGCTTATTTAAATGTTAATAATTCTGATATTATGGAATTTATTACAATGCGAACACCCACAGGGGGGGATATTAATCGTAAAAATTTAAACCTACATCATGGCATTAATATCAGCGATGATTTTATGAACGCCGTTAAAAATAATGAAGATTTTGATTTAATTTGTCCACACAGTAAAGAAGTTAAGGAAACAGTATCCGCTAGAAAATTATGGCAGAAAATATTAGAAACACGATACAGAACAGGTGAGCCATACTTACATTTTATTGATACTGCCAATAAAGCATTACCACAAGAAATGAAAGATAAAGGCTTGAGAATAAACGGTTCTAATTTGTGCGTAGCACCTGAAACTTTAATATTAACAAAAGAATATGGTTATAAGGAAATTGCGTCTTTAGAAAATCAAGATGTTCATGTATGGAATGGGGAGGAATGGTCTTTAACCACAATTCGACAAACATCTGAAAATTCAGAATTGATAAAAGTTACGTTTGACGATGATAGTTATATTGATTGCACAAAAGAACATAAATTTTATATTGTTACAGGTGATAATAAGGGTGTTAAAAAGGTCGATGCTATAGATTTAAATGAGGGGGATAGATTAATAAAATTTAATTTACCAAGTGATATTATACAAAGAACAGAACTTGATAATGAAGCTTATAGCAGAGGATTTTATAGTGGTGATGGTAATAGGGGATACAATAGATCTTTTGTGTATAGACCGAAAGAATCTGTTATACCATATTTAGTGGGGCGAGTTAATTCTGATTATGATAAATATGACAGAAAAATGTGGGTACATCCTCAATGGGATAAAGATTACGTTCCAAATGGTATGAATGTAAGCGAGGCTATATCTTGGCTAGAAGGTTATTTTGATGCTGATGGTTGCGTTATTAATAATCCCCATACACAAATGATACAGATATGCTCAATAGAACATAGTAATTTACAAAAAGTTAAATTATTGCTACAAACTTTAGGAGTGTATTCAAAAATAACTTTTAAAAGAAAAGCTGGTAAATATATGATGCCTAAAAATGACGGTACAGGCGAAAATAAGTTATATAACTGTAAAGACAGTCATTTAATGCACGTTTCTCATAATGGTATTCAACAGTTATTAAAATTAGGGTACAATCCCAAGAGGTTAAAAATAAGTAATAAAATACATTTAATTACTAACCAAAGCAGGTTTATTAAAATAAAATCTATTGAAATTACCGATAGATTTGATAAAACATATTGTTTCACAGAGCAAAAACGGAATATGGGTATGTTTAATGGTGTTTTATTAGGTCAGTGTATCGAAGTCCACTTACCAACTAACTCTGAACGTACTGCCGTTTGTTGTTTATCCTCCTTAAATATAGAATTATATGATGAGTGGAAAGATACCAATATTGTGGAGGATTTAATAACATTCCTTGATAATGTATTACAATACTTTATTGATAATGCTCCCAATGAACTATATAAAGCTAAATATAGTGCTTCAATGGAACGCTCTCTTGGATTGGGTGCTATGGGATTTCATGCTTATTTGCAGAAAAAAATGATACCGTTCACATACAAAGACGCAAAAGATATTAATAATGAAATATTCAGTAATATTAAATTAAAAGCGGTAAACCAATCGTTAAAACTTGGCAAAGAACGAGGGGAAGCACCTGATATGGTTGGTAATGGCTTAAGAAACGCCTTTCTATTGGCGATTGCACCCAATGCAAATTCCTCAATGATAACTGGTACTACACCCTCCATTGAACCAATGAATGCTAATGCGTTCACACATAGAAGCCGTGTTGGCAGTCATTTAATTAAGAATAAAATACTTGAGCAATTACTAGAAAAATATGGTAAAAATACCGATGAAGTTTGGAAACACATTATTTTAGATAAAGGATCAGTTGAAAATCTTGATTTCTTATCGCATGATGAAAAGCAAGTATTTAAAACATTCAAAGAAATAGACCCCATAGACCTCGTTTATTTAGCGTCTGATAGGCAGAAATATCTTTGTCAAGGACAATCCATAAATCTTTATTTCCCCCCTAAATGTGATAAAAAAACATTGGGATACGTTCATTTTAAAGCGTGGGAAACTGGGTGTAAGGGATTATACTACTTGCGTACTGAATCGTCTAATAAAGTAGATAAGTTAAGTGAAAAGGTTGAAAGAAATTCTTTAAAGGATTATAAAGATAATACAGATAATGAATGTAAAGCGTGTGAGGGTTAATAAATGAATATCGTAATTTATACAAAGAAAAAATGTCCATATTGTAAGTATGCTAAGGATTGGTTAAAAAACTACCAATTAAAATATACTGAAATATCTTTGGATGATGATACTAAAAGAGAGTTTTTTTATATTGAAAATCATGTTAATACAGTACCACAAGTTTTTATAGATAATTATAGAGTTGGTGGTTATACTGATTTATTACAAAGACATGATATTGCTTTTGATAATTCCTCTTCAACAAGTCCAAGTAAAACATACAAACCATTCAAATTTGATTGGGCTTATGAAATCAGAACCAACCATGAAAATAATATGCACTGGCATGAAGGAGAAGTTGATTTATCCGACGATATTTTAGACTGGAAATCAGGTAAACTGTCAGATAATGAAAAAGATTTTATCGTAAACATTCTACGATTATTTACTCAATCAGATGTAGCAGTGGGTAGTATTTATTTCGATAAATTTATTCCAAAATTTAAGAATAATGAAATTAGAAGTATGCTATCAACTTTTGCTACTCGGGAGGGTACACATACATCAGCTTATTCATTACTTAATGACACTCTAGGATTACCTGATGACGAATACCATACATTTCTTGAATATTCTGAAATGACCGATAAACTTGACTTTATGCTGGATTCTGATCCTAATACTGTTGAAGGGCTAGGATTAGCCTTAGCTAAATCTGTATTTAATGAGGGTGTTACTTTATTCGCATCATTTGCTATGTTATTAAACTTCCAAAGGTTTGGTAAAATGAAAGGAATGGGTACTGTTGTTGAATGGTCTCAAAAGGACGAAAATTATCATGTGAATGGACTTGCTAAATTATTCCGAACTTTTTGTAATGAACACCCTCATATTGTAAACGATGAATTTAAAAAGAAAATTTATGAAATGGCAAGAAAAGTTTATGAATTGGAATCAAAGTTTATTGATTTAGCATTTAAGAACTATACTATACAAGGTTTAACTAAAGAAGAAGTTAAAGATTATGTCAAATTTATCACGGACAGACGCTTAATAGAACTCGGATTAAAACCAAACTTTAAACAAAAAACCAACCCTATTGAGTGGGTTGATTGGATTGTAAACGGCTCTGACCATTCAAACTTTTTTGAAAAAAGAGTAACTGAATATGATTCTCATGGACTAACTGGCGAATGGGAATCTGCCTACGATAACTGGAACGACTAAAATTAACCATTAACTATAAGGAATTTACTTATGACACCAGACTTTAAAATATTCGCTATTAAACCACATACTTTTAGAGAAAATGAAGTATTAGATAACATTAAACAAAAACTAATTGAATCTAAAAAAACATATCATATTGCTGAATTTCAAGATTTTAATGAAGCTATGTTTGCAGTTTCATTTTTTAAGAATAAACATAATGGTTCTTTTCCTGTTATTTTTGATTATGAAACAAATTTAATAGGAACGTTTGATGATTTGGTTGAACACTTAACGCAATCATCAAATGTCGATTGAATACAATCTACACAATGTGATATTATGGCACAGGTGCATCGTAAGACACTTTAAAAATAAGTCTTATGATTGCATAAAGTCAAAATATCACATTAGAGGGCATGAAAAATACCTCGAAACTAATTTAAAGAAATTTAAATTCCCCTACGAAAAACTTATGAAAGATTTTGAAACCCCCGACCAAATTAAATTATTCTTTATTACTTGTTGTTTACATGACGTAAATGACATTTTTAAAATACAAGAAAAACTACCCTTACTAAAAGAGGCTTTCCATAAAAAGCTTATCATATTTGGTAATATTTACTGCCTGTTTGATAGAGATGTATCATATCTTAAAAAAAGATACACCACCATTAAAAACAGTTTAATCGTAAGAGATGGTATGTCATGTGCATTAACATCATGTTACTTCAAGAAAGAAATTCTTACTGAAACCTTATTGATACTTGATAATGTCTGTGGAATGTTAGGGATTTTAAATAAAGTAGAAAAGGATAATTTAATATGGCATAAAGAGTATAACAAATTATTGAAATATAGTTCATTTTTGACTAATTTCGATATAGAAAACTTTAAAAAAATATTGACAAATAAATGATTATCTGTTATTATTAATAATAAATTAAACAACAACCCAAGGATAAATAATGTTCTATTCAAACCAACCAACCGAACAAGTACAAAAAAAAGTTTACAAGAAAGACGACAGATATATTGATTTTGTCAAAACACATAAATCATTAAAAACAACCATTAAAAAGCTTATGGATGAAACAGAAGATGCTTCTAAAAAAACACGCTTGGAAGCCCTGTTAAAAAAAAATGTATTAAAATATGAATTTGTAATAATTCCTTTCAAAGAATTAAATTTTCTTGAATTGGCTACATTTAACGCCACTTGGGATAATGATAACCAAAAATTTATCGGATCTACTATTAATTCACCTTTCAATTATATAAAAAGCGGATATAAATCTGAAAATCTACAACACCAGTATGATAAACATTTCTCAGATTTAATGATTAAATCTAAAACTAAAAAAGAGGATGGTGTAACTGCTCCTCAAATTCTATATTATATGGAACAGAAAAAACAAGGTCTTGGTAAAGAACATGGTCTAAATAGCGGAAAAGAGTTTCTTACTCAAATTTATATTATCAATGATCCAATTAACCCAAGCAATAACGGAAAAATTAAACTTACAAAATTTACCATTTCCCCTTTAAGAAATGTTGCTAATATTGTCAATAGCGACAATATTAAAAAGGTAAAAGAATTAAAAGAAGAAGATACCTCACCTATTATTGAAAGACAAATTGAACAAATTAACAAAGAGATGGATTTAAACTTCGATGATTTTTTAAAATCATTAAGTAATTCTGTCACAATTAAATTTTCTATGTCCCCCAATGCTAAAACATTGGAAATTTATGATGATATGGAAGTAAATCCTCTCTCTGAAAAAATCGACCTATCAGGACAATTTAATTTGCGTGATTTAATTGTGGAATTTAAAGATAAATATATTCCTGAAAAACTAAGAGAAAACCTATCAAGATTAGGATTTAATGAATATAGAATTTTTGAATATAAAGCTTTTTATGACTTGCATCGCCACCTTGATGGTCAGCCTCATAAATTAAAAATATTCAATACATTTAATATATATAACTTTGATGAAAGACTTAATTATATGGATAATTATGAACCAACTTTACCAATCCTTAAAAGTCAAGGAAGTTCTGCACGAGAAACAGATTTAGAAGTAAATGAAACAGTATCCAGTAGAGTAAGTAATTTTGATAATAAATCACAAAATAATGTAAGTGGTCATATCTACACTTTAGATGAAATTGAAGATATTCCTTTTTAAATCAAGGACTTACGACATACTTTACCTAAAATTACCCCAACTTGCCACAATCGAAAGGTTGTGGTTTTTTAATTAAATCCTCTATTTAAATTACCATAATGGTCAATCATATTAACTTTATTAACTGCTGGTTCATTATAAATATTAGTTACATTATTTGTAGTTGACACGGTATTGCTCGATGCCATTTGTGTACTTGTACCCAAGTTAAATGATTCCGCACCAAAACTTAAATCTTTCATTTTTTTAACAGATTCCCCTCGCATATTTGTAGCCCACGCAGGTATATTAAGGTTATATTCACTACCGAACGTACTTCTTTTTCTAAAGGCGTTCATCAATGCCTCATTTGTAAATTTCTTTGAATTTAATTCTTTCATAAATTCATATCTTTTACCGTTATAATTTTCTGTACTCTTATAAGTATTTTCTAGTTGTTTTCTATAAAAGCCCTTAGCATTACCATAAGAAGTTTCAAACATTTCCGTTAGACTATTTGCATTTGAACCGCCTAAACCAAAATCACTACCAAACATATTTTTCAAACCCCTACTAGCGAGATTACGTCCAACGTTCATAGCAGTATCAGCACCAGACTTAACACCTGGTATATTCGCTACTGTATCAAAAGCACCTTTTGCAAATTTTTCAATATTATCAGAACCTATTTGCCCTAAAGTAACCATGTTCGCAAGTTCACTACCAGTATTCCATAAAGCCTCCTTACCAAAACCTGACCATGAATCCGTTTCATTCCAAGCATTGTAAATACCTTTACCAATAGCATACGCACCCAATACTTGCCCCAATCCAGGAACTAACTTAAAGAGGGGATTTTTATTTAAAACACCGCCCCCCAATTTACCCATAGTTTTAAGGATACCCGCACCTCCCAATGCAACCCTTGTACCAATACCCTTAATCCCTTTAGCACCAATTCTTTTCGCCTTACTACCCATGCTATTAGGATTTTTTTGTTTGGGGGTTGTCATAACATTGTACGCTGATTTGATTCCTTTACCACCAATCATAGCACCTGCGAAACCTGCTAATCCACCCACTGCTGATCCTATACCCCCTACAACCGATGGTATTGCTGTAGTTAAAAGACCTGGAACAGCCCCTAATAAACCTAACAACCCTAAAGCACTTTTACCACCACCTGATCTTGCACTCTTTGATGATGTTATATTTTTTAATAACTTATTAAGTTCCGCTCTGTCTTTTTTGGCTTGTGCTTCTTTTTCTTTTCGTTCTCGATCTTTCTTTTTTTCGTTGGCGTTTATTATACGTTGATCTTTATTGTCTTGTATTCTTTGTGCTTTGTCTAATTTTTCTTGTTCTTTTCTTGCTTTTTCCTGAGATTCTTCCAATGCTTTTTGTTGTTTTTGTAGTTGTAATGATTGCATATCTGCATTATACATTCCCTCAAGTAAGTTTAATATTTCGCTTTCTGATTTACCTGCGGTTAATTGTGCAAAACCTGCCGATCCTAAATCATTCTCAACACCTTTACCATATTTCATTAACCGTTTTTTTCTATCTTCCGCATTACTTTTCGCTAATTGTTCTTGCATTGATAAAGGAGTATTGGATTCTTGTGCTTGACTAGCTCTTTTATTTGTTATGCTTTCATATATATCTTTAAGCTTTTGTCCTGCCATATCCCCATATTTTTGTTCTATGTTATCAATATTATCGGGGGAAACACCAAGCTTTAATAATTTAGCACTATAACTTCTAATGTCGCTTTTATTATTTTTATTTTGAGCTATCTGTGATGCTGATTGTACTGTTTTTGGTTGGGGAGGTGCTTTGGGTGGTTTTGTAGTAAGACTATTATACCAATTTTTAAGGGCTTCCCCTGCATTGTTTGGATCACTATTGATAATATTTTGAATGGATTGAGCAGACTGTCCTTTATCTAGTAGTTTCCGAGTAAATTTATTAATGTTACTATTATTTAAGGATTGTGATTGTTTTTGTGTTGCAGATAATACAGGTTTATTTGATGCTATCGCTGTTTTTGTTTGTTTTGGCAAACTATCATATTGTTTTTTAAATAATTCCGCCCTTTTAATAACATCTGTTTCACTATTATAAAGTGATTCCAGTTGCTTCTTTGACATTGTATTGGATAATTTTTTAATATAACTTGTGGTGGAACTCTTAGCTCTTGAATTTAATGCTCTTTCGATTTGTGATAATTGCTTTTTTTCTGCATTATTAACCTGTGTTGAATTTTTTTTTGTTTTTTTATTTAACTCTTGATTGATTTTATTACCCTCTCTAGTAATAGTATTGGCTTGGTTTTTATTATTTATTTCAGTTTTTATGGCATCATTCATTTGTTTTTCGAGAGATAATTTTTTTTTATTAGCCACGTTTGTTTGTTTCTTGAAGGATAATGTTTTGGCATCTTCTTTATTTAATTTTTTAATTATCGATTGATTTAGTCGAAAATCCTGCATTTGTTTTTGTAAACGAAGCGTTGTGGCATTTTTTTTGTCTAAAAGCTCTTTTCTAGTTGGTGATTTTTTATCTTCGTATTCGTCCACAAATTATCCTTGTTTTCTTTATTATTATATGCTATATATGTATATATAATTAGGTTTTTAATTGGATTAGTTATGAGTTTTTTTTATACCAACGTAGAATGTTCGAGAGATAAAATTATTGTCAGTTACATCAATAATGGCAAGCGTGATATGAAAACTGCTAAATTTTCACCAACACTTTTCACAATTTCACAATCAGGAACTTATCTTTCTTTATACAATGAAAGATTACAGGAGCATAAATTTGATAATTTAATCGAATACAATAAATTCAAAAAATCTCATGCTGATTCGGGTCTTCAAATTTATGGAAATATAAGTCCGCAATATCAGTTTATTAGGGAATTTTTCTCCAATACTTCTCAGGGGGACATCAATCAAATAAACACTGTATATTTCGATATAGAAGTTTCTTCTCTCGATAAAAGCGATCGTTATGTGGGGTTTCCCGAAGCACATATAGCACCAATACCAATAGTATCTATTGCTGTTTATTCCACCCTACATAACAAAATGACTGTATGGGGGTTTGGTGATTATGATAAAAGTAAAACATTATTCCCCCATATAAATATTGATTATATTCAATGTAAAAACGAACACGCTTTATTATTCTTGTTTGCACAATACTTAACAAATGAACATACCAGACCTGATGTACTTTATGGGTGGAATAGTAGTTCATTTGATATACCCTATATACACAATCGCATGATGCAAATTGGTGGCAAGGAATTTGTTTCAAAGTTAAGTCCTTTCGGTAATGTTTATGCTACAAATGCCATGCGAAGAATGTTTGGTAAGAACGAATCTTATCTAAAATATAATATTACGGGAATACCCCACTTAGACATGATAGATGTATATAGAAAGTTCTCAGGCGAAAATTGTAGTTTTTCCATGGCGTTAAACAACATAGCAAAGAGAGATTTAAACGAGAAAAAACTTGATTATGGTACATCAAGAAATCTTATGGATTTGTATTGGGATGATTATCAAAGATATATTGATTACAACATAAAGGATACCTATCTTTTAAAATTAATTGATGATAAAAGGGGATTAACTGCTAAGGTACTATCATCTGCTCTCACGAATAAATGTAATCTCGTTGATACGTTAGGGACAACAAAACAATGGGAAACAATCCTATATAATAAATATATGGATAAAGGATTAATAACACCCCCCAAAATACAACACGAAAAAATACAATATGAGGGGGGTTATGTAAGGGATTCTATTATTGGTGCTAGGTATTGGAATGTTACTTTCGACTTTAAGTCGCTTTATCCCAATATAATGATTGGCATGAATATGTCCCCTGAAACATTGTCAAACATATACGAACCTAACTGTGTTACAACACCCTTAGAAGGAATATATTTTTCAAGGAAAGAAAGAGGAGTTTTGGCTGAAACTGTTAAAGAAATGTTTATAAAACGAAAAGAATACCAAAAATTAATGAAGCAACATTTTGATGATGAAGTTAAAAGAAAAGAGTATGAAACTTTACAATATCTTGAAAAAATTAACGTAAACGCCATTTATGGTTCGTGTTCAAACACGTTTTTTACGTTCTTTAAGGCTGATATTGCACGAGCTATTACTGCTATGGGTCAATACGCAATTAAGGCTATAAGTGCCAATTTAAACGGTATTATGAACATTTTATGTGATACTAAAGATTTTACATATTTTGACTATGAATTGGATAATTTTTCTGACATACAAGATGTGGAAGATTTTATTGTTATGGGGGATACCGATTCATGTGCTATATCATTTGAATATTATGTTAATAAGTTCTTAAAAGACAAATCGGACGAAGAAATATTAGAACATATATTGGGTGTTTATAGAGTTCATTTAGTTCCTGCCATTGAAAAATGTTTAGATGAAGTACAAAGCCAATTTAACTTTTATGAAAAATCTCTTGTATTACAATTAGAGGGTATCAGTAAAAAATCAATATTCCTACAGAAGAAAAGATATTTAGGTCATGTCGTATATGATGACGGAAAATATTATATGGATAAAGACAATCCTAAATTTAAAATTAAGGGGGTTGAAGGTATTAAATCGTCCACGTCTGAATTTTTCCAAGAAAAATTTATGGAATTTTATAAGTTATGTTTGATTGATGGTCGGGGTGATACATTAAGAGGGTATATTAAAGATGTAGAAAGGGAATATCTTACACAAAATATATTGGAGATGGGGAAGCCAGTAAAAGCGAATAACCTTTCCAAGTATAAGTGTGATAAAAATATATATATTTCAAGAACACCTGAAGTAACTAAAGGTAGTCTGATCTACAACCATTATGTAAAACTCTTTGGGCTAGAAGATAAATATAATTTGATTAGGGAGGGGGATAATTGTGTATTGTTGAAATTACTTCCTAATAGTGGTCTTTATACAGTAAATAATAAAGGATATAAAATTTCGCAAACGTGTATTGCAGTACCAACTGATGATGGGATTCCCACTGAATTTGGTTTGGAAAATCATATAGATTTAGGTCAACAGGTTGCAAAATTTTTTAAGAATCCTTGTGAAAAAATTTTAGAAGTTATGCAAATAAACACAACGAAAATTAAATCATTTGCATAAAAATATTCCTTTACAAGTTTATAATTTTATGTTATTTTATGAAAAATAAACATTCACCTTATAGGTTCATTAATGGAAGAATTTTTAAATAAAATAAATGTCATTGATGGCATTGATCTTATGAAACCGCCCATAAAATATACAGGAAGTAAATTTTCAGAATTATCCACATTTTTACCATATTTTCCTGAGGATATTGATAACTTTTATGATCCGTTCTGTGGTGGAGGAAGTGTATTTCTAAATACTAAAGCGAATAAGTACCATGTTAATGACTACGATAAAAAAATATTT